AAGGGAAAACAGTTTGTGAAACAACCGAAAGGGATTGCAAAAAAAACAGCTAAATACAGGAGGTACAGCTAATGCCAGGACATTATGGTAAAATGAAAGTAAAGAAAAAAGCAAATGGTATAAAAAAAAAATATAAAGGTTTTTCTAAATTACCAGAAGCAGTTCAGAAAAAAATAAATAAAAAACTAGCTAAGAAGGTATAATGAGAAAAGGACTATATGCTAACATCCATGCTAAAAGAAAGCGTGGTGGTAAGATGAAAAAAAAAGGTGCTAAAGGTGCACCTACTGCTGCAAACTTTAGAAGAGCAGCAATGACAGCAAAGAAAAAATAATGGTAGCAAAAAAATATCAAAACCCCTCTGGTGGATTAAATGAAGCAGGTAGAAAATATTTTAAAAGAACTACTGGTGCTAATTTAAAAAGACCAAGCAAAAAAGTTGGCAATAAAAGGCGTGCTAGTTTTTGTGCGAGGATGAAAGGTATGAAGAAAAAATTAACTTCTGCTAAAACTGCTAATGATCCAAATTCAAGAATTAATAAAGCACTTCGTGCTTGGAATTGCTAGTTTAATTATATGTAGTATAAGTATGGCTGAGATAAATAAAACAAAAGATTTTATAAAAATAATTAATAAAGTTAAAAAAGAATTTCCTGAAGGTTCTTTAGAAAGAAAAATACCAACAGGTTTTATAGCTACAACTAGTGCTACAGAAACTGGTAATTTTAATTTTAAAGATGCACCCACTGCAATGAAAGCAAATAATTATTTTGGTATGCATGCAACTGGTGATCAAGATTTTTTAGAAACAACAGGTGGTGCAAGGCTTAGAAATTTTGAAGATACTGAAAGTAGTGTAAGAGCATTTTTAAATTTAATTACAACTGATGATAGATATAGTGAAGTAGTAAAAGCTGCAGAAAAAAATGACCCTATAGAAAATATGTTTAAGGGTATGACATCTTATGCAGAAAATCCTAATTATACTAATCTATTAACAAGTGTATATAACGATAGAATTAAACCAATAATAGAAACAGAAAATATGTTGATTCCAAAAAGAAAACCTATGGATCAACAAATGAATTTAACACAATAAAAAAGGGGAGCCATATAGACTCCCCCTCGCAGGCAACAACAAGACACTTAGAGTTTTACTCTAGGTGTCTTTTTTTTTGGTCAACCAAAACTTTAAATTTTTTGTATAATTTGTTTAACATCATCCTGTAATTTCTTACCAACAGAGTTAGCATGATTAATAATGGCAGCACATAAATTAGCTTGATACGGGTAGCCTTTTAGGGCATCTCTTATTTTACCTACAGGTTTACCTCCATAATCAATAACAATTGCATTGTCTTTATTTAAACCTATTTTTAATTCAAAAAGTATGCCTGTATATTTATCTAAATTATTTTTTTCCGTCATCTTTCCCTCCATCTGTATTTACTGGTGTAAGTGTAGATAGAGAGTTCATCAGTTTAACAACTTCGCCATATGGTCTTGACATTAAATATCTCATAATATCCATAAGTTTTTCTGAATCTATGTGATACATTCTTGGGGTAGTTTTTGGTGTTTCTTTCTTTTCAGACATTTATCCTCCTATTAAAATGGTATGTCATCTTCGTTAGGATATAAGTCATCAAGCAATTTTATTTTATCTCTTGCACAAGTTATCTTCTCTAACTGTTTATCTATTTCTTCAACAAATTGTGGATGTTCACCTATACCCACAGGTTTATCAAAGTAAACTTTTATAGTAGCTTTTGCTACATCTACTTCTGCTTCATATTTTTTCTTTAACGCACTTACAAATACATCTTGCATTACATTCCTCCTTTAAATTGATAGTATTTATTTTCTACTAAATCCTCATCATCTAGATACGGATTAGTTTTTGCTGCCTTAGATTCTCTAGCATCTCGTATAGTTTGGTTTAGCGTTCTACCTTCACGCAAACAACCTGCAACAAAATCTTCTACTTCTAGTATTGCCTGTTTAACTTGTCCCATTGCTGACCTCCTTAATTAATCTATTCAAATACCAATTAGCTTTTTTTAAATCTTCTACTGGCTCACCTTTAAATTTATACCTAGCTACATACTTTAGTATATTACCCTTTAAGTATCCATGATATTCATCACTTGTCATACAATCTTGTATAACGTCTATAGTTTCTTTTTTACCATGTAAATAATGTTTTGGTGCATTTACAGAATCAAATTTTACTTCATTTTCATAAGACATATCTGAACCATGTTCTATTATTTTAGCATAAGTGCGTTTACTTTTTACCATATTCTCTCCTAACAGTTTTAATGTCAATTAACTCCATATTATAGTTACCATCTTTAACTTCTTTTTTAATAATTAAGCCACTCCACCACATATGCTGAGTATCTCTAGCAAAATGTTCTGCATGATTTAAATAACATCCAGCAGATAAAGCATGTAGCTTTTTACCACTAGGTAATGTTGATACAGCATAATCTAGTAAATGACTATGACCCACTGTAGCAGAAACTTTATGTTTTGTCAAGATACTTCGTGCAATATTTTCTCCTGATATTGCAGAACCCATAATACCTGAAGGTAAGTGATGTGAATAATGAACACCATCTAGTACTTTAATAGATTTATATCTATACTCTTGCCAACCATATTGTTTAAATTGTAAATCATTTATTTTAATAGTACCATCTAATTCAGGATTATCATCAACAAACCTATCAATTCTATCTTCATGATTACCATGTAACATAATCTTTCTAGCTTTATGTTTACCTAGACCTTTATTAAATAAAGCTAATGCTTCATGTGAATGATCCATATCTTTTTGATATCTTCTACCTTCAAAAGATTTTTTACCTCTATCATAAGAGGATAAAGAATCCATACTACAAAAATCACCCATACATATAATGTGTGATACTCTAAAATCTGCTGCTAATCTACCTGCCCACAGAAATCTTTCATTGCTTGCTTTAGGTGTACAATGAGGGTCACCTATAACTAAGTGCGTTGCCATTAGTTTAACTCCTTATCTCGTTTCATTTTTAAAAACTCAAGAAAGTCTATAACATTAGACTCATCATCAAACTCTGCTACAGAACTAATACTAAGATCCTTATCGTTTTTACGTTTATCGTCAGCGTATCCTCGTAAACCCCACAGAAACGTTGAATGGGGGTCAGAAGTTGCCATCTTTATCATGCCTCTAGCTATTGTAGAACATAATTCGTATTCTTCTGTAGTCATTTTAGATTTACTATCCATAATAATACCACAGTGAAAACCTTTTTGCCAAGGGCTAACTATTACCTTAACAGAATTTATATAATTAAATTTACTTTTTTTTGTCATTCCAGTACCTATCGTAATTTACTTTATTGTATTCTACAATCTTATATTCATAATTTCTTTTCATACTTTTTTTACCAAACTCATCTGCCTCTTTTTCTAAACTAAAAACTGTATTACTAAACATTCTATAATATTTATCTTTTTTATTTTTAAAAATTACAAAATATAAAGTCATAAAGAGTTGGTGGAAAGCAGACCCCTCTAACTACTTACCACCAGCCTCCATAGTCTCATCCTTTTTAGGATTATTGACTTCAGTGTACCAAACCCATTTAGGGTTTTTACCTTTAGATTGCTGTTGCGGTAACAACTGCAATTTATCTCTTCCCCAACAAGGAAGTTTGTATGGGCAATATGAACATACAAAACCCAAAACTCTATTACCAGTAGGTTTAGTTCTAAATGTTTCTGCAATATCTGTATAACATCTTTTAAACTCTACTTTATTTTTTATAGCTTTAATATTATCTTCAGCAATTTTTAAAGCATTTCTTTTATGCTCCTCTACAGATGCTGGTGTTTCACATACAGCCCATTCACCTGTAGATTTATTTATAACTATCCAACCACCAAATTTTTTATTTTGGCTTTCACTATATAAAAAACCTTGTGACGCATAACCAAAGGAATCATCCCTAATAACTTCGTTAAACCCACCTGCCTCACCAAATTTTTTTTCAAAGGAATATGGTGATGCACTTTTAATATCCCAAATCTTTTCATCAATTTCAACATCTTGTCTACCCTCGATTGTATTACCATTAGATTTATATGTAACTTTTTTCTGTTCATTTTTAATATTTATACCTGAAGATTTCATAACAAATAATGCTAATGCTTCTATCAAATCTCCAAATGTATTTCTTATTTTTACATTGTAAGGTTGCCCTTCTCCTTTAATACCTTTAGCCTCCATTTGTAATTGACATAATGGTCTACCAACATTAGACATTCTTAATTCAAACTTATCTCTTCTCTCTTCTTCAAATTGTTTTAGTAAGGCGTTTTTACACGCCTCACCAAACTCCTGCACAAGCCGTTTGTCTAGCTTTACAGGACCTTTAGACACTGTATCTAAGTATTGCTGAACTTTTAATAATATACTATTCATTAAGTAGCTAATACTTTTTCAGGTGACTCATCATCCATATCTTCTACTATTTCCGCATCTATCTTGTCAGACCCATTAGCTTTTTTAGTCTTAGAACTATTATAGGCATCTACAACTTCCGCATTTTCAGTATCAATAGACTCTTGAAATACTTTTAATGTTTCCATATCTGCATCAGATAGCTGTAAATTTGTATCAGCATTTACTCCTATCTCAGGTACATAGAAAACATTGCCACCTTTCTTTTGTCTTTTAGTATCAATGGAAAAAGTACAATTAAACATAAGTTTTTTTCTTTTTTTCAATTGATCTAGTGCAGCACTTACAGGTGAAAAAGCTGTTCCTGTAACTCTATATAGAACAGGCAAATTTTCTAGACTATGTGCTGAACCTTGTGCAGTTTTACCATCTTTAAAAGATAACAAACCATATACAAGTTTATAACATCGTATAGTTCTTTGTTGTTCTAATTGTTCAGGAGTAAGAGTTGACCTTTCTTTAAAAGGTATCTTACCACACTTAGTCCCACCCAATATATCTATAGCTTCTTCTTTCCAGCTTTTAAATATAATAGACCTGTTTACATACTCACCTTTATCTGCATCGTAATGCATATACTGCATAGCACTAATAAAAGGTCTTAATGTAACTGGTTTACCAAATACATTTTGACCTATATTAGAATCGTAAGTATAGAAGTGACCAACTGGTAATTGATTACCATCATCATCTTCGGGTGTCCTATTGATGGCTAGTCTAGGTATATTTGTACCCATACTAGATCCATCATCTTGTCCGATTGCTTGCATAATCTGCTCATCAGACATTCCTTTTATATTTACTAAATTGTTATTAGACATTTTGTCCTCCATTAGTTAAAAGTGTATACCATATTTTTAATAAAATTACAATGATCATTTTGTCACAGTTATTTTATAAAAGGATCTATAAAAAATCCTATCAAAATATACACCATAACTAAACCAAATATAGTTTCTAACATATCCTAGTCTCCCCATCTATAATTTTAACTTCTAACCCATCAGCTTTTGCAAAGTATTCCCATTCTGATAAATACTCATGACCTTTTTCTATGTACAAAGTAGTTGGATCTATAATGCATTGATCTTTTAATGCTGTGTATTCAAGATAAGCAGAATATTGATCATCAGCATAATCATCTAAAGTTTCTAATGCCTCAAACATTTTCATTTAACCTCCTCCATGTTTAACCAATTGTATCCTATTTTAAGTTCTGTGTCCAGCGGGACATTAAACTCTATTTTATAATAATTTTTTAGAGCAGGTATTACATCTGCTGTGCCCTGTTTAAATATTTTACTCATCACATCTTCTTCTCCAGGATAAATATCAGCTACTATAGAATCATGAACTGTATTTACAAGTAAACTTTTTACTCCTTTTTCTTTCATTTGTGTGCCATATGTAGATCCACCCCAAGGTGTTCTTTCTGCATATGGAAAAGAATATTCTCTACCAGTAGGTAACTTAACTCTTTTAAATCTTATAGCCTCACTTTGTAAATGTTCGTGCCAAATTTTTATATCTTTATATTTTTCTAAAAATTTAGTATAATATCTTTTTTCATCTTCTGTACCAGTAACACCACCATACAAAGGTTTAAATGTATGTGCCTTTGCATCTTGTCTAGATACACCTATTATATCTGCAGTGTATTGATGGACATCTATTTTATTTTTTATATCTTCCATGCCTTGTTTATCTTGTGCAAGATATACGGCAGTTCTAAATTCTAATTGTGCAAAGTCTACCTCTAGTATTTTACCATCTTTAAATCTAGATGTAACAACTTTTCTAATAGGAAAAGTTTTACCTCGTGGTTGGTTTTGAAAATTAGGATCTCTACTAGATAGCCTACCAGTTGCAGTTATTGCTTGCATAAATTTAGGATGTAGAAAACCTTTTTCATTTGTAAAGTTTTTTAATCCCTCTACAAAAGTATTTAAATATGTATCAACTGCATTATGTCTAACAATAGAATCTATAAAATCTTTAAACTCACCCTCTGCTTCAGATGCAATTTTATTTAAAGTAAGTTTATCAGTTCTAAATCCTGACTCTGCTATGTCATATACACTTCTAGGTCTTTGCCTAAATCCTGCTATCTTTGCCATTGGTGTATAAACATAACCATCTCCATCACATTCTGCACACTTAGTATAATTTTTAAAAGGACTACCATCTTTTTTTATTCTTTTAATTACACCTTTACCTTTACATGCTAGGCATTGTTGTGCTACAGTTCTATGTATTACTTCAGTATTATCTGAAACTAAAGTTCTAAATTGTTGTCTTGAATAGTTTGGTCTTCTTTTATTTTTACCTGTGCTTTTATCTATACCTACATTAAATATCTTAGCCCACTGCTTTTTATCTTTTGGTTTCATAGAATATATTAACCAAGATAATTGTTCAGGACTAGACAAATTTATTTTTGTATCTCCCATTTGTTTATACACAATCTTATCTATCTTTTGTTTTAAATATGCAAACTCTGCACGATATTCTTTTTCTACATTAGATAAATCATTTAAATTTATATTAATACCATTACGTTCCATGTCAGTTAGTACAACTAAAAATTCATTCATCATCTTAATAGTCATCAATAAACCCTTATTTTTAGCCATTTTTAGGTCATCCATTTGAGAATCAAATAGTCTTCTAGTTATTTGTACATCTATCTTACCATACTCTTCTACGACATCGGCAGGTATATTTTCAAATGATACACCACGATCCATCCATTCTTTTATTGAACTATCTTTTGATCCTATTTTTCTTCTACGACAAGACATTTCTAGTGTTAGACTTTTTCTTATACCTCTATTAAGTATATACTCTCCTAACATAGTATCATATACTCTACCATTGTATTTAAAACCAGCTTCTAATAACCACATTAAATCAAATTTAATATTGTGACCTATTAGTAAAGTTGTTTCATTTAATATTTTTTGTATTCTAATTGCACAGCCTTGATCTATTCTTTCACTGTGATTAGTAAAATAGTATTCATCATTTATACCAACACTAACTAATATATTATCAGGATGAAATGGTGATGGATCATAACCACCATTCTCAGTTTTTTGCCAAGATGTTTCTACATCTACTGTTGTTATCATTTTACCTTCTTTCCATCAGTAGGTTGATGACCTAACTCTAATAATATTTTCCAACAAGATCTTGGTTGAAATCCACAACTATCAAATATCTGACAA